ATCCATCTCTGGTCAATTCTTCCAGGCGTGTGTCCATCCCGAACTCTTCCCGGAACCGCATCAGTTTCTTGATGACCTCCGGATCGTAGTTGACCTTGGACAGCTCACGCATCTCCTGGCTGGTGTAGACATCTTTGCCGGCTTGGTCTTTGGGTGCATTGGTAAGCAGCGCTTTGCCTTTGGCATAGGTGGTAGCCCCACCGCTGATGCTGTTGATTGGCAGGTTCACCAACGACGACAGCCAGATGTGCTGCTCACAGCCCTTGCGTTGAGTAGCCTCATCAATGGGTTTGCTGAAATTGTTGCAACGCCAGGCACCATCACCGTCAAACACAGGCTCACTGTGAGCACAGTTGCGGCAGTTGATGTCATCCGGCAGTTGTTTCAGGTTGTAAATGGCTTGCTGTTTCTGGGTCATGAACTTACGGATGCGGTAATCGGTTGAGGAATAGGGCGACGGTGGTGGCGAATCGGCTTGGATAATCAGCTTCGCTTTCTCGATCATCTCATCGAGAACGCCATCACGGGCCTCGACAATCTCGGTATAAATGTCGGAGTCGTTTTTGTTGTAGACAATGATCAAGGCACGCTTTAGATCAAAGGCGGCCATGTAACACTGGATCTGCACCGAGTAATCATTCGACCAATCCTCATAGCTTCCTCCCTGTTGCAGCTCCCGGAAACGATTGTTGTTCGCCGACTTCACCTCCAGAATCATGACCTCTTCAGGGTTCTCCGGATCAGCTTGCTTGACCACACCATCAACAGAACCACCCATGTGACCACCGAGAAAGGAACAGCGGTATTGGTTGCCCTCCTTGTCGGTGGCAGAAACCTTGATGGTCCCCATTTTCTTCAGCCGGTCAACCACCTGGTCTTCAATGCGGTTGCCCAGATCAAACAGGCGCAGGATGCGACCGTTTTCAAACACCGGGAACGACCAACGGAACTCAAGCCACAGCTTGCGCGGGTCACCACCGATTACACTCATGCCGAGATGTTGGCGTCGTCGCTGTCCATCCACCTCCAACTGGTCAAATTCATCAACTAAAGTCATAACTTAATCCTCCTTTCTCCTGAATACATCACCTTGATGTTGTCGTACTTGCCTTCTTTTTGGGTCATGATGCCATCAATATGATCAAAGGCACCCTGGGTATTGATTAAATCAACCGCTTGCTTTACCGAGTTCGGCGCAAACAGGTCGAGGGTAATTTGTTTCCACCGACTCTTGGCAAACCGATTTACTTTCGGATGCTCGAACATCAATGGTAACTGATAACTTTCAAATAGATTTTCACACTCAAAGATCACCTTGCAATAGAAGTTGCCGTTCTTCGAGGTGGTGGAATGGGCTGAGATACGGCTGACATTAAATATTTTTTCCTTGTTCTCGCCCTGTTTCTCGTCGGAAAGCACGAACCCAACGCTGGCAGTCCCCTGCTTTGCCAGGTTGGGCGGCTTCTTTTCTGTTCCCTCCGGTTGAAAATAAAAAGATTGTGGTTCGGGAAACGGCGCACCGCATTCACGGCACTCCTTGAATGACTTGGGGCTGACACCAAAGCAGAGCTCACAGACTTTGATCTTCGCATCCACGCGCTCGTCCTGGGGAACGGCCTCATCAAGACAGCCATGACGGACCATGTTCTCTCCATAGTCCAGCATCAGGCAGTTGTCTTTGTCCGGATAGGGACGCATGCCACGGCCGCACATCTGGACATAGAGTCCAAGACTCTGCGTTGGTCGCAACAGCGCCAGGCAATCGGTGCGCGGCGCATCCCATCCCTCTGTCAATACTCCCACATTGCACAGGGCATGGACAGCGCCACTATCAAACTCTTTTAATATACGTTCACGATCCTTGGTTGGGGTGTCGCCGGTAACTACCTCGGCCTTGATGCCCTGTTCCTGTAGAAACAAACACATCTTCTCGGCATGCAGTACCGACACACAGAAGAACACGGTTGCGGTTCTTCCTTTTAAATAGGCTTTGTCCATCCAGTCGTTGAAAATTTCCATGATCAACGGCTCACTCAGGACAACTTTTTCCAAGTCACCCTCACGGTAATCGCCACCCTTGAACTTAAGCCGTACGTCCTTGGTGTCGATTACCGCTTTGTTTTTTACCGCAAATGCAGACAATCGAGAGAGATATCCGTCCTGCACCAGCTGCGGTATGGAAACCTGGTAGGCGATGTCCTTAAAAAAATGGTCCAGTTTGTCCCCATAAATGTAGCCTTGTCCCATGCGGTAGGGGGTTGCGGTAACGCCAATGATCCGGCATGGCTTTTTCTCGCGCATTGCACTCAGCACTTTGCGATAGCGTGTGGTCTTCGTAGGGGCGATATGGTGCGCTTCATCGACAATTATATAGTCTACCCCTGGAACCACATCCAAACGCTTAGATGACGCCAATGTGTCCCTGGATGCGATCAATACCGGCGCATCGGTGTCGTAACTCTTGAGTGAGGCTGCGAGAATACCGACAGGCGCATCGGGCCAAACCTTCAGCAGCTTGTCCTTGGCCTGTGAAACCAGCTCTTGGCGGTGTGCCAGGATCATGAACCTCCGGTTGCCTCCGCTTAATTGTTTAATCAGGTGGGAAAACACGATGGTCTTGCCGGCAGCGGTGGGCAATACCAGCAATGGGTTGCTGTCTATGGGCTTGCTTTGGAAGTAAGCCAACAGTGCCGCCAGTGATTCTTCCTGGTAATACCGCAGTTGCATCAGTGAACGCTCTCGTTTTCGTCCGATTCAGTGCCATTTAATAGGGTATCAATTCTGGACATGGCCAAATCCAAAAGATGATAAGCGGTTTTTTGATTGGGTGCGGTGCCAAGGATAACTTCCGGCAACAGGAACACTAGGACTTTGGTGATGTTGGCTTCGGAAATGCCACGCTTTTTCCAGTCCTCGATCAGATCGTACAAATCGTTGACGATGACCTCTGCGGTTTCAATACCTTTGGTAACGGCATCTTTTTTGTTGCTCATGATCGCTCCTGATTCTATGAATTATAATGCAGTCCGGCTTTTTGATAAACGAGAAGCCTTAAACTCGTGATCGGAGGCGATCAATCAGTCCCAATCAGCCGAAATAGATGCGCCTGTTGCCGTAGGCACCGACTGGGTTGGGGTTACTTTAGGCTGCGTTTGCTGCGGTGTCACCCTAACGGTGTTTTTTGGTTGCAGAAAAGTCACGATCTTGTTTTGTGGATCGTAACCAGCAGACTCCTCAATCCCCACCTTGGCAAAGAACGCTTGGCTCATGAGTCCAGGCATACGGTCTGCACTGAGAACGCCAGGCTCCTGGCCTACGGCGACAATCCATTCCTTGAGTCGCCTAATGGCGATGGTTGGATTGGCTCCGCCAATGGTGAAGTTTTCCCAGAGTACGCGGTTGGCGTAGTTGGGACCCAGTACTCGGTACTTTACCTTCAGGTATTGGTTGTTGTTTTTGGATGTTTTCTGTTCCCATTCTTCAGCCGCCAGTTCATAGGTGCCCTCTTCAATGGGAGAAAAGTCATTATCCGGTTCCTCAATAGCGTTGAGGTCGATGTTAAAATCAAAATCAGACATGCTGTCCTCCTTGTTTAGTTGGTTGATTTTTATTTACTACTTGTTCACACGCACCTACGAAAGAAGGCCATGCAAGATCTATTCTCCGTGGCAGCTGGAGCCTTGACTTGGCGTCAAATGCGGCTGTCCGTTGCGTGAAGAGATAGCGGTTGTCGCTAAATGTTTTGCCACGATACTTCTCGTTGAAGCCCTGACCGGACTTGACGGTGGTAAATTCGTGGTTAGCGAATAGGTTGAAGTCGACCCAGGCACGAATGTAACTGGCTACTTTCTTGTGGGTGTTAAGCTCGTAGCGGTCGTACGGTTCGTGCTCCGGGTCGGAAAAAGTTCTGATTTGCACATGCGACAGCAATATCACATGCATTTGTTTGGCTACCGACAGCGCTTCAAGGCCTCTTAGTATCTGGCAGAAGAGCTCGTAGCTCTCGGTAAATCCTTTGCCGAACCCCAAGGCTTCAATGGTCTTGATGTTGTGCGTTTCCTTGACCTGTTCCTGGCACAGCCGTTCAGTCGCATCGGTGGTGTCAAGAACCACGGTTTTATAATCGTGGTCTTGATTAGCCAGCTCCTTGACCTGTTGCACCATGTCGTTGTAGGTTTCGCAAACCGGGAAGTGATCAACGCTGATGTAGCGCAAGCCATCCTCGGCGCAGATGAAAATGGGATCGGGAGCGCCGGCAGCAAAAGTACTTTTGCCAATGCCGTCGGTTCCGGTAATATTCATTCTCACTTTTGTGTACTCGGTTTGTTTGCTGATGCTATTCATTAGAGTCATTTGACACCTCCTTTTCCACAATGCGTGGTGTCTTGGTGACTTTGGTGATCGCGCCTTTCTGGACAATCTCCGCAAGCTGCGGTGATTCCATGGCAAAATTCTGAAACTCTCGGAGCCCTAAGACTTCCTTGGTTTTGAATGGCCATTCGTTGGGCGCTATCTGTCCCTTGATGGTAGCCAGATAATCCTGGTCCCAACTAAGAGAACGGGTGAATGATATGTGAAGACCGTTGTGGTTTGATGAACCCCCTTTGTTTTGCAGGGTTTCAAGGTCAATGCCAAGATCAGGGTGACGCAAAATCTCCCTGGTTGTTTCTTTAATTTGCCTGTCGATCTCCGATTTTAGGGCCAGTAATTTTTGACGCTCCGACCGCAGCGTTTGGATTGTTTCCATGATTCTTCTCCCAAAGAATTATTCTTACTTGTTTTCTTCTTCTAACTTTACTACCCACTAACGATAAACATTTGCATTTTGTTTGTCAAGCCTTTATCATCCTAAACACAAACTATTTAATTACATTTGGGAGAAAAAACAGATGACGATACGAGTAACTTTGTCTGAGTACATCCAGGATGTTGGAGTTGCGGTCGTTGCGAAAAATGCAAACGCCTCCGAGTCCACCGTCAAGGCATGGAGATATTTTAACCGGGTCCCCAGGATCAAGCAAGCAAAGCTCTTAATGCGTACCTCGCATGGGCTGCTTACATGGGAATCCATCTATGGAACTATCTATGAGGGCGACAGCGACCGCGCAGTCAGGCCTAAAAATGATAAAGCTAAAAACGCCAAAGTTGCATAGGATATTCGTTCATGAGTTTGATTCTAAACACGAATCAGACGTGGGTTGACATAAGCCAGGAAGTTAAAGATGAAATGCTTGAAAGCTACTGGGAGAATGGGTTCCACCTAATTCCTTGCGGTTCAAAAGATGAATACATCCCTGAATATTTCCGCAAACGCCACACGTTTGACACCGAAGAAGAGATAAAATCACGCTGGGCGAAAGCGCCGAGGGTGAAATGGGAACCTTATCAGAGGGTGCAACCCACCCGTGAAGAGATGACCGGGTGGCTAAAGAAGTTTCCACGCTCCAATTGGGCGGCTTTGACCGGCCTTAACTTCGTGGTTCTCGATGCCGATTCGGAAGAGGCTGTCGAGTTTGTCAGCAACGGCCACATCACCAACACACAGCTGTGCCAGACAACACCGAGAGGTGGGATGCATTTCTTTTATAGTGTAAATCCCAACCTTGAAATTCGTAACTCGGCAGGCACCAACAAGCTCGACGTGCGTGGACTCGGCGGTTATGTGATGATGTGTCCCTCGCACGACTATTTTTTTATCAACAACAGCCATGTTCCCGTCGGTTCGATGGACGATTTGCCGTGCCTGCAACAGGGAGATTTGCATAAGATCGGAGAGTTCAATAACATTGGTAAGGTTGAGAGTATCGTCACCGATAAACTCGACGACATCGGCACCGACATTGGCACTCGCAACGATAAGTTGTCACGCCTGGTCGGGCGATGGATTCGCGAGGGTTGGGGACAGCGGGAAATACTAATCAAAGCACAGGACTGGAATCAGACCAACGTGCCTCCCATGTCACCGATTGAGGTGACGACAACAACAATGTCGATTGTCAATGGACATATAAAAAGACATCCCGAAGACGTCGAGATGGGTATGCTCAGATGGGAAACGAGCAAGTGGGAAGTCCATCTTGAAGACGAACAGAAAGAAATTCTCGAACAGGAAGATCCAATCGAGAATCTGGCGGAAGACAAACCGGCGAAGACCGATCCCCTGGGTCTGATGCCATGGGGCGCCTTCCGCCAACTGGATATCCCTACCCCGACCGAGTATTGGGGCGACAAATTTATCTTTGAACGCGGACGGATACTGCTGTTGGGCAAGCCGAAGATCGGCAAGTCCCACTGGATCGGCGCCTTCGCAACAGCGGCGGCAACAGGCACAAAGTTTATGGGGAAACCTTTCCCAAGACCGATGAAAGTCATGTGGTTGCAGGCCGAGATCATCGATGCCTACATCCGGGACCGAGTGGAACTCTACCTCAAGGCGTACGAAAAAGACAAAGAGAAAACAGATTTGCTGGGCGAGAACCTGATCGTCACCGGACGCCTGCAGAAAAACCTGATGCGCGATGCCGACATCGAGATGGTGGCACGCTCGATCGAGTTCCATGAACCCGACATGATCATGATTGATCCGGTGATTAACTTCTTTTCCGGAGAGGAGAACAAGAATGAGGATGTGCAGAAGTTCCTGTCGAGGGTGGACAAGCTGATTGATACCTACCGGGTGACCGCAATCCTTGCCCATCACACCGGCAAAGAACGCCAGGACGACATGAGCTTCATGTCGGCGCGTGGTGGCTCGGCGTTTGCGGGATGGTTTGACTCAGGCATTAAACTGCTCGGCGACAAGCCGAACGTTACCCTGTTCTATGAAGCACGGAACGCAAGAGAGCCTGAGAGTCATGCGGCGTACTTCAATTTTGACACCGGCTTCTGGAACATCGTTGATTTCGATGCGGAAAAACAGGTTGATGAGGTCGACATTGCACACACAGTGGCGAACTCGATGGACAAGACAAAATTCTACACCCGTGCCGAGCTTGAATTGCTGGCACGCAAGGCTCTCAAAGACAGAGGCTTGGCAAGCGGTCAGCTGAAAGGAAAAGCCGCAGTCAGTTACGTGCAGAAATACCTCGGTGGCCGCGTGCTGACTCACGCGATTCCCGGCAAACAGACGTGGCATTGGTTGGTTAATAATGAAGGCACGAAGCCTTGGGAAGAAGAATGAAAGACAAAGAAAGCATGATCAGCGAAAGAGCAGCGTTACTTGCGTGGCAAGACATGCAAAGAAAACTACGCATCATCGAATGGCTGTTGCCCAGGTTTCATAAGGGGCTGTCGGAGCCGAAGAACTACGAGAAACTAATCGGGAGGGTTGAAGAATGAGCTTGAAAGTAACACCCATGTCATTAAGAGAAGCAAACGAATATGTGAACAACTTTCATCGCCACAACAAAGAAACGCGTGGTCATAAGTATTCGATAGGCGCCTCTGATGGAAAAAACCTGGTGGGTGTGGCTATTGTTGGCAGACCCGTGGCAAGATCATTGGATGATGGTTATACAGCTGAGGTTTTAAGGGTGTGTGTCCAAGATGACTCTCCTAAAAACACATGTTCATTTCTCTATGGCAGATGTTGGCGTATCTGGCAGCAAATGGGGGGAGAGAGAATGATTACTTACACATTACAAGAGGAGTCAGGATCTTCTCTCAAAGCAGTAAACTGGAAAATAGTAGGAGAACCCAAAGCAAGAAAAGAGGGAGAGGGCTGGCAGAATAGGGCCGGCAGAGATTGGCAACCTGTTTACGGACAACTTAAATTTAGGTGGGAGACAACAAATGAAGAAAGATAAATACATACCGGACTACGAAAACGTGGGACGCCTGGCAGAAAAGATACGCTGCTCATCACTCAGAAATTTCGTGGTGTTCCCATCGGAAGTCGCACGGACAACGTACAATAGGGCGGTAAAACTGGGCATTGTTTCGGGGAAGAAATGGAAAAAATGAGGGTACTCGACCTGTTCAGCGGCATCGGGGGGTTCTCCCTCGGCCTGGACTCGACCGGCTACTTTGAAACGGTGGCGTTCTGTGAGATCGAGGCGTTTCCATGTAAGATATTAAACAAGCATTGGCCTGATGTGCCTATCTATAATGATGTAAGGGAGTTAAGTTATGAAAGATTACAGACAGACGGAATTGTTTCCGATGGAAGAAGAATTGACGTTATCTGTGGAGGATACCCATGTCAGCCGTTTTCCGTTGCCGGACATCAAAAAGGCGAAGCGGATAAAAGACACCTCTGGCCGGAATATTTTAGGCTCGTTAGAGAACTCCGTCCGCATTACGCAATTGGAGAGAACGTGGGCGGACATCTTCGACTCGGTTTGGATTCCGTACTCGAAGACCTGGACAGCGAAGACTACACCGTTAGGTGCTTTAGTGTTGAAGCAGCGAGTCTCGGTGCCCCCCACCGCAGGGAACGGATCTTCTGGATCGCAACAAACATGGCCAACCCTCACCCAGGATTCGGCGAGCAATCGCACAAAGAAATACAAGCAGGGCGGAACACCCCTGACGGTGGCAGTTCAGGAAAAACTATGGGCAACACCGAGCGCAATGGATCATCTGCCCCAGAGATCGGCGGAGGCAACACTAAGACTCCAGGAAGGACAGCGCAAGGGACGGTCAAGGCCCTCAAACCTACGGGAACAGGTGGATCCGGAGACAATGAGGCTGTGGCCGACTCCACAGGCAATGGACGGGATGCGAAGCGGACAGATCAGGAAACGCGAGGAACTGTCAGAGGCAGCGAAGAAAGGAGGATGCTCGAATCTGAGGGAAGCGGTACACGACCCGAAATATCAGGAAATGTGGCCGACAATCGTGGCCCACGAGGGCAGGCTGGGCTATCAGCGCCGGGACACGGGCAAAAAGGGAACCCAGAAGAGCCTGACTACGATTGTGGTGGACAAGGAAGGCGGCCGCAAAGCAACAAAGCTGCATTTGAATCCTACCTGGGTGGAGGCACTGATGGGCTTTCCTCCTGGCTGGACGGTACTTGGGAACGGGGAATCCCAAGAGTAGCGCCGACGGATAAGGCCAGGGTTCCACGCTTGAAAGCGTTGGGAAATGCAGTGGTTCCACAGCTCGTTTATTGGGTGGGCATGGCGATCGTTTTGTCTACTATGAGTGAAAAAAAGGGGGATGGAAATGGGCGCTGAAATAGGGTCACTTTGCGTAAAAAACGATGGTATGGTTACTTTACGCAAATCATACCATGTGCCTCTGAAACCCCTATATAATAAGGAAAGTATACATGGTATGGTGGTATGATCATACCATGCCATACCACCATACCACCACGCTTGAAACCCTTATGGAACGCACATGGTATGGTGGTATGGTGGTATGCTCTCCTAAAGGAGAGAGGTAGGTGTTGTATAGAACAACCTCCCCTCTACCGCTCACTCCGGGTAGAGAGGTGAAGAAATAATGAGTTACGCAAAGTATACGAAAAAAAGGATAACAAAAAAGCAACGGGCTTTTATCGAGATGTATGTGTATGAGGATTTGAACCAGAGCCAATGTGCGTTCAGGGCCGGGTACAAGCATCCGGAGATAATTGCCAACCGGTTATTGCACAACCCGGATTACAAACATGTGCAGGATGAAGTCAAGGCTTTGCAGGCCAAGCAAAGGCAGCGGTATGAGATCACGTTCGAAAAGGTGGCATCGGATTTGAAGACAATAAGGGATGCCGCCCTGGCAGATGGCTCATTCGGGGCAGCGGTGACCGCAGAGCTGGGACGGGCGAAACTGGCGGGGTTGATGGTGGACAGGAAGGAAGTTAAGTATGGGAAGATTGACCAGATGGACCGCAAGGAAGTCGAGGCGAGGCTGCGGAACCTGATGGAACAGAACAAGATCGGCAATGTGGAGAAGGATGTGACCCCGGAACCGGAAGTGATTGCGCACGATGGAGTTGCGCACGACATGGATGATGAGGATTGATTTCGCTTAACTCGCCTGGGTTTCTTAGATCTCGTGGCTCGCTTGTTGCACCTGGTTTTCTATACTAATCTGGCTCGCTTGTCTTAACTGGGTTTCTTTCCTCCGGCGGCTCGCTTCAACATAATGGTTTTCTAGTTCAAGATGGCTCGCTTTTCGACCTTGGGTTTCTGTTTTCGATTGGCTCGCTAATTAACGATGGGTTTCTTGTTTCCAATGACTCGCTTTTCAACCTTGGGTTTCTGTTATCAATTGGCTTAAGCAACCTTGTGTTTTATTCCTAGTTTTGCGACTGAGTATTCTTCACTCACGGACAATCCTTCCAGAGCTCTCCATGTTTTGTGGAGATCCACCAGGAACCGCTTAATCATGTACCGCAGCGCCATGTTGTGTCGATGGCCCTTGCTTTTTTCCTCGTGCTTGGGGTTGTTTTCCAGTCGGTTCTTGTAGTCATCATAAATTTCACGATAGGGATTGTCTCCTGCTCTCACAAAACTGGTTGCCAATACGCCTATCAGTTTTGATTTGAGGAAAGGATTGAAACTGATTCCCCTTTTCATTTTGATGGTGCCATCCTTTGCGGTATAGCTTGAGTCAACAAGATGCTCTTTCTTTTTCGATCGACCCATTCCATCCTTGGCAACATCAAGACCGGCATACGCCCATAATGAGCTTGGATACCTGGCTTTCTCAATGTCTATTTCGGAAATCAAAACACCCGCCATTGCCGGTCCGATTCCCCTTACATCAACAAGAAACTCTGTCCATATCGGAAAGTCATTGAGGGTTTTGGCGAGGGCGCAGGAAGAACCTCTTAAAAGAGCGTTTTCTTCCTCGTGCAAGCGCATGTATCCTCTTACTAGAGAATATTCGGCGAAGTCGCTGATGATTCCCTGGCCTTTGTTGGCTATGCTTTTTGGTGTTACCCGAACAACACCATCGGTTATTTTTTCATAAGCGATGCGGAGTGCGGTCAGTATTTCCTGTCCATCTTTGTCCAGTTCTTCTTCTTTGGCACTTGGTTCAAGGCCGAGCTTTGATTTGAAGTTGCAGACTATACGCAAGCCTGTTTGGATTCTCAGTTTTTGTAAGTCATAAGCACCACGAACGATGCTCTTGAGGTTCTGTTTTTTGTGTTTTGCAATTATCCTTTGCATTTTTATTCTCCTCTTTGGTTGTTGTTAGTGCAGCTTGGATTTATCAATCCAGTCTGCTGATTTGGAAAACTCTTTCAGCATTTCATCGTGGAAGTAGCAGTCCGGGCATACGCCAGGCTCTATGTCTGCGATCGGACTGTGCTTAAAGCGGCCATGTACCTTGCAGTCAACGGTGATGGTTGCTGTACGTTCGAGCTGATCCAACATAGTGTCGGCAATCAGTTCGGCAATTTTTGTTTTAGAGTCCGGCATCGATTGGAGGTAGGTTGAGTATGCACTTGGCATCATCACCGCCTCGG